TAAAGTTACAGAAATGCTTGGACGTCCCTTGTCTTATTTAGAACGTAGGGTTGTTGAAGAAGAGGGGTTTGCTGATAAAAAGTATAAAGACACCAAGGGTATAGTTACTTCAGGTGTAGGGCAGACTGGTAAATATAAAAATATGAGTTTTGAAGAAACCTTTCAAGACCATTTAAAAAGAGCTAGGGGACGAATAAAAAACTTTGACCAGTTACCTGAACAAGTACAAGCTGAGTTGTTACAAGCAGAATATAGGGGTGATTTAGGTGGTAGTCCTAAGTTTGTTAAGTTGTTTAACGAAGGAAACTACGAAAAAGCTGCCGCTGAGTTTTTGAACAACAAAGAATATAAAACAACAAAATATTCAGGTATTAAAAACAGAATGGAGAGGGTAGCAAGCACAGTAGGTGCTTTTGCTGGCCCTCAAAAAGGTCTTCCTCCTCTTGCTGCTGCTGAACCTGAAGGTCTTATTGGTCAGTCTTTTGAGCGACCTGTGCCTAACCGCTACACTGTTGAAGCAGGTGATACGCTTAATCAAATTGCAAAAAACTATGGTGTTTCTGTAGATGAGCTAGTTAAAACAAACAGAATAGCAGACCCAAACAAAATTGCAGTGGGACAGCAACTAACAGTTCCTCGCGCTTCTATGAGAGATTATTACGATATGTTTGCTAATTTTGCTAACGACTTAATAACTAATCCGTTAATGAGACGATGAGACACCTAATAATGGCTATTCTGTTGACTGGTTGTTCTGCACTAACCTCCTTTATACCTGGTATGGGTGGGGGCACCAATGTAGCAGCAAACACACAGGTGGGCAAGGAGAATAATCAAACAGGTGTTGTGGTTGGTGAAGTCAAAACCAACAAGATTGAAGCGAATGACATTGGTAAGTTGACACAAAGTGAACAAGCAGTAGAGGCTAAGGACAGCGAAATCAATATACAAAACATCCCACCATGGGTAATGATATTGATGTTGTTGGGTTGGCTTTTACCTTCCCCCGGTGAAATTTACACAGGATTGAAGAAAGAAATGGGGTCTTTCTTTGGTCTATTCAGACGAAAGAGGACTAGAAAATGAAATTCTTTATTATGTTGTTCGTCATTGTTGGGCCTAGTCAAATGAAGATGGCTGGAGAGAAAGAGGTGCCAACCATGGAAGCATGTATTGCTGAAGCCTACGAGATTAACGTAAGCAACAGCATCATGTACAACGCAGCCTGTGTGCCGCTAAAGAAGGACATGTTATGAAAGATAGCCGACTAGAACGCGCTGGTGTGTCAGGTTATAACAAACCTAAACGCACCCCGTCCCATCCAACCAAAAGTCATGTTGTTGTTGCCAAGTCAGGCGACCAAGTTAAAACTATCCGTTTCGGACAACAAGGAGTGAGTGGTGCAGGCAGTTCCCCAAAAACAGAAAGTGAGAAGGCTCGTCAGAAAAGTTTTAAGGCAAGGCATGCCACCAACATTGCCAAAGGAAAAATGAGTGCTGCCTACTGGGCTGACAAGGTTAAATGGTAGACCGTACACTAGACATTTCCCTGTTGCCGTGGCAGCAAGAGGTATGGAACGACTCAGCTAGGTTTAAGGTTGTGGCTGCTGGACGCCGTACAGGTAAGTCTAGGTTAGCTTCTTACTTGCTGATAGTGAATGCCTTGCAGACGGACAGAGGACATGTGTTTTACGTGGCTCCTACTCAAGGTCAAGCCCGAGACATTATGTGGCAAACCTTGTTGGAGGTCGGGCATCCTGTTATAGAGGGTAGCCACATTAACAACTTACAAATCAAACTGATCAATGGAGCCACGATTTCTTTAAAAGGTGCTGACCGTCCTGAAACCATGCGGGGTGTCTCGCTAAAGTATTTGGTTATGGACGAGTATGCAGACATGAAGCCTGAGGTGTGGGAACAAATCCTACGCCCTGCACTAGCTGACCAAAAGGGTCAAGCATTGTTCATTGGTACGCCAATGGGAAGGAACCACTTTTATGACCTATACCTCTATGGAAGCCAAGGAAACGATGAAACGTTTAAGAGCTTTCATTTCACATCATTTGACAACCCTATCCTCGATGCTGGAGAGATTGAATCTGCAAAACGTAATATGTCATCCTTTGCATTTCGCCAAGAATTTATGGCTAGCTTTGAAGCATTGGGTGGAGAGCTGTTTAAAGAAGATTGGGTAAAGTTTAGTGAAGATGCACCTGAACGTGGCGACTATTACATTGCCATTGACTTGGCTGGCTTTGAAGACGAAGGGGCTAAGAAGGTAAAGAACAAACGGTTGGATAATACAGCCATCAGTGTGGTTAAGGTAAATGAAGATGGTTGGTATGTACAAGAAATAATTTATGGTAGGTGGGACGTAAAGGAGACGGCTAAGAAGATATTTGATGCTGTTAAAAAATATGAACCAGTTGCCACAGGTATTGAGAAAGGGATAGCCAAGCAGGCTGTCATGCCTTACCTCAGCGACATTATGCGTAGGACACAAACCTTTTTCCGCGTAGACGAGTTGACACACGGAAACAAAAAGAAGACTGACCGTATTGTGTGGAGCTTGCAGGGTAGGTTTGAGAATGGGTATGTAAAACTTAACAAGGGAGAGTGGAACTCTGAGTTCTTAGATCAGTTGTTTCAATTCCCTAACCCCATGGTGCATGATGACTTGGTGGACTCGCTGTCTTACATTGAACAATTAGCCAAGGTTAGTTACGTTACTGACTTTGAAGAAGATGATTACGAAATGCTAGACGCTGTTGCTGGTTATTAAGGGAGAAAACATGGCAAATTACGCAGACCCATACGAGGCATTGTTAGCAGAGGAGATAGCACGGGCAAACCCTAACGCTGCTCGTGCTGCTTTAACCACTGCTGGTGGTTTTGCTCCGGGTGCTGGGCTTCTAGAGGCTGCTGGATACTATCCGGGCGCTGAAGGAGGGTATGCTCCCAGCCTTGTAGAAAACCTACGTCAAGGTAACTATGGCACTGCTGGCTTACAGGGTTTGGGCGCTGCTGGTGACCTGATGTTGGCAACAGGTATGCTTGCCCCTGTTGGTATGGCTATGAAGGGTGTTGCCACGGCTGGTAAAGCTGCTAAGTTAGGGCAAAAAGCAACTGAAGTTTTTAACTTTTCTGATGAAGCAAAAGAAATTTGGAAGCAAGGAAAGCCTAAGTTTGTTCGTTTTCAAAACCCTGAAGTTGAAGCTGTTAATAAACAAAACGCTGAACTTCTTCAACAAGGAAAAATATCTTCAGAAGAGTTTAGAAAGAGAAACGCTAAATTAATGCCTATTTATCCTTTTAAGGAAGCTCCTGAACTTCCTTCTCAAAAGGATATAGTGTTTGCCTTGGGTAAAAAAGCAGATAAAGGTATTCTAGGTGTTACAGCAGAAATACCTGAAGGAACTCTTGTAGGAACTAGATTAGATATTCCATCATATAACGAGTATGGGGTTTACATTCCAAGTATTCACGCTGCAAGCAGTAGAACGGATAAGGGAGGCAACATCCTTGCATACGGACAAACAGCCGTTTTGAAAAATGTTGACTTTGTAGCAGACCCTTCTACGTTTCTAAAAGTAGCTACAAGAGAAAAAACAAAAGTTCCTGAAGCAAAGATGATTGGTAATTGGGTGAACCACAATCCCGAACAAACACAAAAACTAGCGCAAGACCTTCTAAAAGACCCTGAATGGACACAGATTGGTTTTAATCCTGACCGCGCTAGTTATTTTTACGATAAGGCAGACCGTATGCCAGTTGTAAAAGCAGATGAGGTTGTTCAAATTGGCGCTTTAGTTTTAGGTAAAAACATAAAGAAAACCAAACCTGATGACCCTCGCTTCACAGTGTTTGATAAAGAAACAAAACAACCAATAAAAGACCCAATGGGTAAGAATGTAACCTATGCTGCTTTGCCAATAGGAACTGCTGCTATGTATGGCGAAGAAGAAGACAATCCATTCCAAAACGAATTTTTGGATTACTAAAGGAAACATAATGGAAGAAAAAAACCTTATGGAACAGAAGTTAGAAGATTGGGTGATGGACAAAGCCAACACTTGGCGTGACCACTACCAGTCTAACTACCAAGAGAAGTTTGATGAATACTACCGCTTGTGGCGTGGCATTTGGGCTGCTGAAGACAAGACCCGTGAGAGTGAACGCAGCAGGTTGATTAGCCCCGCCTTGCAGCAAGCAGTGGAATCTGCTGTGTCGGAGGTGGAAGAGGCTACATTTGGTCGTGGTAAGTGGTTTGACATCAAGGATGACCGCAAAGACCAAGACCCATCAGACGTAGCGTACATGCGTGAACAGCTTATGGAAGACTTTCAGTTTACCAAAACACGTAAAGCCATTGCTGAGTGTATTCTAAATAGTGCTGTTTATGGTACAGGTGTGGGTGAGTTGGTGTTGGAAGAGATGCAAGAGATGAAGCCAGCTACCCAACCCATCATGGAAGGTGCTATGCAGGCGGTTGGTGTGAATGTTTCACCCCGTGTGGTGGTTAAATTACGCCCCATCCAACCACAGAACTTCCTTATTGACCCTGTTAGCCCCTCAATTGAGGAGGCTTTGGGTGTCATCATTGATGAGTTTGTGCCTAAGCATCAGGTAGAAATTGGAATTGAGAACGGAATCTACCGCGATGAGGACATTACAGACGCCTCTCCTGACTCTGACATCGAAGCAGACAAGGAATTGGCTACGTTTGACGAAAACAAAGTAAGGTTGGTCAAATATTATGGGCTGGTTCCCCGTGCTTTGCTCAAAGAAGCTATGCAACGCCCTGAATATGAAGACGATGAGGAAATGGAGGGCGTAGAAGAGCTGGAAGGTGAAGATGATGAGGAGATGGAAGGTTATGTAGAAGCCATGGTAGTGATTGCTAACGACGGCGTCCTGCTTAAAGCCGAAGAAAACCCCTTCATGATGCAAGATCGCCCAGTTATTGCCTTTGCTTGGGACATGGTTCCTGGTCGTTTTTGGGGCAGGGGTATCTGTGAGAAGGGATATAACAGCCAAAAGGCTTTAGACGCTGAATTACGTGCCCGTATCGACGCCCTAGCACTAACTGTACATCCAATGCTGGCTATGGACGCCTCTCGTATGCCTCGTGGTGCCAAGCTGGAGGTACGTCCCGGCAAAACCATCCTGACCAACGGCAATCCAGCAGAGATTTTGCAGCCATTCCGCTTTGGTTCCCTAGACCAAGTGACCTTTTCACAGGCTGGTGAGCTGATGAAGATGGTTCAGATGGCTACTGGCGCTGTTGACGCCGCTGGCATCCCCGGCTCTATCAACGGAGACGCTGCTGCTGGTGCTGTGTCCATGTCGCTGGGTGCCATCATCAAGCGTCACAAAAGGACGTTGATTAATTTCCAAGAGAATTTTCTTATTCCTTTGGTTTCTAAGGCTGCTTGGCGCTACATGCAGTTTGACCCGGATAACTACCCGGTTCAGGACTTCAAGTTCATACCAAGTAGCTCGTTGGGCGTGATTGCCCGTGAGTACGAGGTAACTCAATTGGTACAACTGCTGCAAACGCTGGGTCAAGACAGCCCAATGTACCCCATGTTAGTGACCGCTGTCATTGACAACATGGGTCTGTCCAATCGTGAGGAACTTATTGCCCAAATGCAGCAACTTTCCCAGCCCAACCCTGAGGCTCAACAGCTTCAGCAGATGCAGGTACAGGCTCAGATGGAGCAGCAGCAGGCTCAAACGGCTGTCCTACAGGCTCAGGCACAAGAGAGCAGCGCACGGGCTAACAAGTACTCTGTGGAAGCTCAGTTGGAGCCACAGTTGGTACAAGCCAAGCTAGCTGCTGCCCTTGCTACCAACCTCCAGCCGGGGGATGAAGACGAAAAAGAGTTTCAAAAGAGGGCTAAAATTGCAGAACTATTACTTAAAGAGGAAGATATTAAGTCTAATGAACGTATAGCTCTAGCACAAATGGGGTCTAAACGAACACAATAGACTTGACAAATAATACTTTTTATGGTATAATATATGCCATCTCTCCAAGGAAAGGATAAAGAGATGGATAGAGAATTGCAAGATTATTACGAAAACTTACTAGAACTTTTTGCCTCAAAGGGGTGGAAACAATTCCTAGAAGATATAGGTGACAACCTAGAGATGCTGGGAAACATTACCACCATTACAGATGCTAATCAGTTTTGGTATAGGAAAGGACAAGTTGAGGCGATCCAGCGCATCTTGTCTTACGAAGAAACCATCGTAAACAGTTACGAAGACTTTCAACGTGAGGCAGCATGAAGAGGATTTATGAATTTGTCTGTACA